GAGTAGGGCTTTCGGGTTTGGTTGGCCGGGGTTCAATTCCCCGCGCCTCCACCAATCCGCCTCGGCGGAAACAAGCCGCTTTGCCTTGCGGGAGTAGGGCTGAGCGGCTTTTCTTATTCCCACGGTTTCCCGCGTATTCTCACGTTTTCCCGGAATAATGTGGGCAAAATGTGGGCAAAAATCGAGCCACGCCTAGCTGCTGTAACAACGAAAAAACCGGCCCCGCCGGCCGCAGTCAAGCTTGTGGAGCTGTCTGCAATGCCGGGCGGGGCCGAACTGTGTGGTGGTCATGCGGCGAGGTCGAGGCGTTGTTTGATGGCGCTGACGCCGATGAGCGCGCCGGCGAGGATGCCGAGCGCGTTGAGCGTGATAACTATCGCGTCCACGTAATGCCAGCCCCATGCGGGGCCGACCGTGTTGACGAACAGGGCGAGTGCGGGCAGGACGATGAGGCCGAGCCATTTGAGGATGTCGTAGACGCGGCTGGGGATGAGCCAGTCGGGCACGTCATGGGTGACGTCGGCCGTCTCGGGCCAGTCGCTCACATCGACGCCGGGAAGCGTTTCGCCGGTGTCGGTCGTGTTTTTGCTGTCGGTCATGTTTTACTCCGATCAAAAAAATGGTGGTGATGCCGCCATCAGGGGAGTGACGGCGGCATCGGTTGAATCTCAGCGGCAGGTCACCACGTCACCGGGGTAGTAGACGTTGATGTTGCCGGAGGGTACCGAACACTGGGAGACGTTGTAGCCGTGCGCGGTGGCGAAATCCCACACGGTGTCGCCGTACTGGAGGGTCTTGGAAACCCCGTTGGACGGCGCGGCCGTGGTGGAACCGCCGCCGTAGGTTACGACGTCGCCCACGTAGTAGCGGTTGATATCACCGGAAGGCGTGTGCCATGCGGACAACGGCCATGCGTTGTGGGCTACGGCGAGTCCCCAGATGGTCTCGCCCCACTGCATGACGTGGCTGATGCCACCCGTGTTGGTGTCGGCCGGGGGAGTGTTCGGCTGTGCGGGCGCGGCCGGTGTGGCCGGTGGCGTGGAGCCGCCGGTCGGGTTGGCGTACAGATCCCACTGCCATGCCTCGCCGCGGAACACGTTGAGGTCGATGGGACTCCACGTGTTGACGACACCGGTGCCGCTGTATTGGCGCATGGCCTCGCCGTATGCGCCGATCATCCACGGGTTGGCCTGATAGCCGGTCGGGCTCATGTTCGCGTATTGGGCGATCCACAAACCGTATCGGTCGCGGATGTCCTGCGGGATGGTGCCGGCCACCGGGCCGGTGTACAGCAATGGGCGCACACCGCCGCTCAACCGTTCGCACTCCGCCATGAATCGGCGTACCCAGTCCCAGTTACCCCACGCCGGATTATCGTCCATCTCCCAGTCAAGGGCGACGATGCCGTGACGCCAATAGTTGCTGGTGTTGCGGTAGAAGAATTGGGCTTCGGCTTCCGGGTTGCCGCCCATGGCGTAATGGTAGAGGCCGAATTTCTTGCCGGATGCCTGCGCCTGGTAGATCATGCGGTTGGCGTCGGTGTTCACGCCGGACACGAGGCAGTTGTTGTTGACCTGTCCGGTGCCCCATGTGGTGCCGACCACCACGAAGTCCGCCTGCATGTTATACACGTCAGCGCCGCACTGCCAGTTGGACATGTCCACGCCCTGCATGTCCGCGTGGGCGGTCGCCGGGAGCAGCATCATGCACACGGCGGCGGCTAGTGCCGTGCCCTTGGCGAGCAGCCGCTTATACCACGGTTTCGGCTTGTCCTTGTTGTTGACCATGTTTTCTCCTCTCTGTGGGATGGATATTGTTTGTTTGTGGCCCACGGTCGTGGGTCAGGATTGTCGGGGCGCTATCGGCGCGGATTGGATGTCCTCGTTGAGAGCGGTTCCGTGCCCGTTGCCACCCAGGCTGTGGTAGCTGTCGTAGAGGCGTTGACTGCGTGATTTGAGGTCTTCGTCCGCCACTCCGTCGTGCTCGATGACCATTTCGCGGCGCAGGTCCTCCAACTGGCAGAGCAGGAGCTCGCGCAGGCCGTTGACCATGGCTTTGCCCCACCGCCACATCAGGCCCAAAACCGTGGCCACGCCGCCACAGATAAAAGGCACGAGCCAATCGACGATGTGAGCGAGCAAAGACATTGGAAAGCTCCTTTACGGTGGGAAAACCCACACGTTCGTCCCCGTTGGATAGGCCAACGGGCGTGTGGGTTTTCGGAGGTTGAAAATGCTGTTACGAGAGTTTTGGAACGGCCGGTTTTGGCCGTATTGCACGGCGAATCTGCGTGAGTCCACGTGTGTCGGCTATGAGTCGGCGTGGCGGTTGCACGTGGCCCCGAGGTTCGGCGCAATGCAGATGGAATCGATAAGCGTTGAATTGGTGGACAAGTGGCTCGTCGGGTTCGCCAGTTCGGGCGCGGCGCGCAAGGCATGGGCCGTACTACGCGCGATACTGAGGCGGGCTATCCGCTGGAATCTCTTGGACGTGGATATCACGAGACGCGATATCCAGTTGCCGGCCAAGCCGCATTACGAGCCGGTGATATTGGGCATCCGTCAGCAGCGATCGCTGTTGCAGGGCTTTTACGACCATCCGCTTGAGGCGTGGCTTATCTGCGCCGTCTCATGCGGCCTGCGCACCGAAGAGGGGTACGGTTTGGAGTGGAGTGACATTGATCTGCGCGCAGGCGTCCTGCATATCGAGCGCGGTTTGCAATGGGTGAGCGGCCATGAGGTCGTCGTGCCGCCGAAGACCGAATTGAGCCGTCGCACATTGCCGTTGCCGCGCTTCGCGGTCAAGCGTCTGCGCGAGCTCAAGCCGCGCGAGGGAGGGCGACTCATCGGTGCGCTCACCCCGCCACAGGTGGCACGCCAGTACAAGGGCTGGTGCAAGCGGTATAGCCTGCCGCACGTGCCCGCACGCAACCTGCGCCACTCGTGGGCGACGAACACTCTGGCGGCGGGAGCCGATATCGCCATCGTGAGCAAAATGCTCGGACACAGCGATATCAAAACCACGGCCCGCTACTACCTCAAGCCGGATATCGCGGCGTTGAGGGACGCGCAACGCCTCTGGGAGAGAGCCTTGATAGCCTGAACGGGATTCCCTAACCCCTGTCACGGGCCAAGTCAAGATGCCGTATTCCGACAGGTATATCACTCTGGTTCGTGTCGGCCGTATTGTCACCGCCTGCGCGTATATCACGCTGACAAGCAATTTCAATCAGACCAGCAACGTGTCCGTCAACGAGACAATCCCGAAGGGTTTCAGACCGTCCGGCGATTCCCGCGCGGTCATGCGCGGCACCGACAACAGCGGCGCGACCAGTTTCTACCTTTACGGCACCGCAGGCGGGAAAATGGTGTTGAACGGCACCGGATATACCAGCCGATTCGTCGGCATATCCGGCTGCTGAATTACCGAGTAGCATTCCCTAACCCGAATGCCGTATATTCTGTGCGGAGGCCATACCGTCACCACGAATGATGACGGCACATTCTACATCAACGTCCAATCCCCAAACGGGAAGAAAGCCGATTACGCGGCCTACACGATTGGGCCGTTCGGCACTGGTTTCGACCAGGCCGGCGAGTACACCGCACAACGTTGGGATACCAGCGACGTAAACCAGATACGCTTCCGCCTGTGGAACACCAAAGACAACCGCTGGTGCGGGAGGGTCGCGATATTCGGAAGCTGGATCGCAATCTGGAACAGGCAATAGTTTTCCCTAACCCAGCCGCTCCTGTACGCGAAATTCAAGTGGCAGGACACGAAATCATTCCAGCCTGACGCCTACGGCGGCGGCATGCAGATCGTCGTGGACGAGCGTAATCGACTGCTCCACGTGGACTTGAGCGGGTTCAAGAGCACGGTGAACCTGAGCCACGATTACCCGGTGTTCCAATACGCGTCGGGAGTGAAACCGTCCAAGGCGGTGTCTCTCGGCTGCCTGTGGGCTTTGCCAGTCGGCAATTGGGCGAAACAAGCGACTTGGAACGCGAACGGCACCATCATGGTCGTCGGCGGCTTGTCCAACGGAGACCGGTGCATGCACACGCCTCGCACCTTGCCAATCCCCGACGGTGTCACGTTCAGCTAGCGGCGCCATACGGTGATCCATTTGCCGAAGATCGCGGTCTTGCCGCACCACCGCTGATAGCGCGTCGTGTAGAGGCGGAACCGGACTCCGGTGGCGGTCACGTCCCATAGGTGGGCGATGATGCCGTCCTCGTCATTGAACCCGGTGCCGAAAGGGCCGACCGTGTACGAGGCATAGTCCGGAGGCTTGCCGTTCGGAGACTTGACGCCCACCCAGAACGTGCCGTCATCACCGGTCGTTACCGTATGCCCGGCGCACTGGATATACGGCGCGTACTCCGCCGGGGTTAGGGAATCCCACACGTCGCTCATCGGCTTCAACACGTTGAACAATGCGACTGGTGTGCCGATGGTGATGCCGTCCAGCGGGATGCGGTACAAGGGCATGTCGTAGGTGGTGCCCCCGTCCAACGGGCTGGTGGTGTTCACGGCGGGGTCGGTGGGCGTGCCCGTGGTGGGCGTGCCCCTGACCACGACCAGTTTCGCGCTCTCAACCGACTGCGAGCCCTTCGCATAGCGGCATACGATGAGGTCGTTGCGTTTCTGACCCTGCGACCCGTTGGTGACGATCAGGTCCTCGGGCGTGCCTTGGCTGACGTGACGGCCCTGCATGACCAGCTCGCCCGTGCCGATGGTCACCTTGTTCGCGCTGACTACCGTGATTTCGAACTTGTCGTGCACGTTCAGGACATAATCGTCCAAGCCGAGGATGCCGGCGTTCAATCCCGCCGCCTGCTCCGCTGTCGCGTGCGCCTTGCCCGCATGACCGGTGACGAGTTCAGCCATTCTGCTTGCCTCCGTTCTGCATCCAACTGTCGAAGCTGTTATCAAAGTCCTTGAGCTTGTTCACATAATCCGCGTGATCCTGCTCGCAGAACAGGTAGTCGTGGCCCGTGCCGGTGGAGTCCAGCCGGTTGACGTTGTACCACGTCTTGATATCCGGGTCGTCCAAGTCCTTGTACCATTTGTTTCTGCCGCACCGGTCGCATTGCATGACCGTCGCATTGTCGATACGCGCCATAATCGGCTCCTTACTGTTTATTCGGCCCCGTAATCGACGCTTAGGACGCCGTCGGAGACCTTGACGATTTTCTTGGTTATCGAAGCGTTGACGGTGATGCCGGTGAGATTATCCCTGGCGGTCACGGTGTCGCCAACGTCGAACGCGATGCCCGAATCCTCATGCACGGTGACCTTCACCTCACCCTCGGACTGCAAGTCCTGTAGTTTCTCACAGGTCTTCTGGTTCAGTTCGGCGGTTTCGGCGTTGCTGTAGTCGTAGACCTGCGTTATCTCGTCCACGCCCCTGAGCGACTGGGTCTGGCTGACGTTGCCTTTCGCGTCCGCATACCAGTGGACGACCACGCGGGCCGCCAAATCGCCCTTGCCCAGGCCGATGAGATGGTTCGGTTTGCGCCACGTGCGGGTCGCGTCGAAATCGATAAGGTCGCTGTCAATCGAGTCGCCGTAATGCGCGACCGGCTCAGCCCAGATGTTGACCTGGCCGGACGCATAGGCAAGCCTGAGTTTCAGTCCGTTGGCCGCGCACATCCTCCGCAAACCCGTATAGCAGTCCGTGTAGCGGTCGAACCGGTAGCTTTTGATGGTCTGCGCGCCGGCAGTGGGCGAGTCCACCGCGTCGAACACGCCGTCAAGGCCGACGCGACTGATGAGCGAGCCGATGACCGTGCTGGCCGTGCCGCTCACGGTGAGATAATCCTTGCCCTTATCAGGCTCCAAAATCTTGTTCGCCAACATGCCGTGCCACGTGCGACCGCCGTAGGTGAGGGTGCTGCGGCCGTCCTTCAGCGAGTCCTTCAGGGAGTCCACGACGCCCCCGCATTCGCCGCCGTCGAAATACACGTAGCTACCGGCATCGATGAGCCGGTCCACGGTCAGTTCGAAATCGTTCTCGTCCGCGCCCCACGCGGCGTCGAGCGTGAAGTCCTCAAGGCTGGCTTGGTCCACGTGGCTCGCATCGGTGACGATCAGTTCCGCCATGGTGGCTCGCTTTCCTCCTGATAGACGGTCAAATCGACGCCGAAGCCGCTCCACTGCACGATGGAATCGCCAGCCGGTATCGGCTGGAAGATGTATTCGCCCCCGTTGAGACCGGTTCCGCGCCGGCCCTTGTCGAACACGTTGGTCTCGTCGCCGTTCTCGGCGGTCATGACGATGGTGCGACGGCCTGCAATCGAGGTGACGGTCACGTAGGAGCCCGAGGGTATGTCCATGTCGAGCGCGTACGTGTTGCCGCCCAACGTGAGTTGCGGGTTCGACACCGGTCCGAATATCACCATCTGGAACGGCATGGCAGTGGGCATGGGATTCGAGGCCACCGCATTCCTCGTGGTCGCCAGATAATCATGCGGATAATCATGCGGATAGTCGAGGTCCAGTCCGGGCGTGAGCGCGTCGCTCCAGAAGTGCTGCGATTCCCCGGCCTTACGCCAGATGCCGTCAAGCATGACCACGGTGAGCTTCTGCTGGATTATCACCGGCGTGATGGTCTGCGGCTCCGCCTTGACCACGTAGGCGCGAGTCGTCCAGCCGTCAGCATCAAACATGCCCGGCGTTCCTGCGGCAACGTCGGCATCGAACAGGCGGCGCGTCGAATCCACCTTCTCGGGGCAGCGGACATAGGTTAGGTCAAGCTTGGCCTCGCGCGCCGTACGACTTACTCCGGTCAGACTCCGGTATCCGATGGTGTACGACCATTCGCGACCGCGCAGCCCATCCGCCGTCTGGGCCCAGGTATCGGGCCCTTCCAGTGGGATCGTCTCACCGGTCGAGGCGCATATATAACTAAGCGATCGCATTGCGTATCACCCTTCCGAGTTCACGACCATCCACCTCGATGCCAAGCTTCTCCATAATCAGCGGCATATCCGCGTGCAGTGCGCGCAGCTCCGATAGGAGTTCGCCGAGTAGTTCGCCGGACTGGTTCTGGTATGTGCCGTTCGCGGTGCCTGTGCCGACGCTAGGGCGTGGCGTGTCCATGCCATGCATGAGTTCCATGCTGGCCGGGCTGATCGCGGCGCGGGTGGCGTCCACGAGGCCGGCCCGGCGTTGGAGCATACCCTCGGCCAGACCGTCGATGATGCTTTGGCCGGAGTAGAGGGTCCAGCCGTGGCCGCTGAACGGGCCTTCCTTCGCCGGGGAGTGCGGGAACAGTTTCGAGATGGCCTCCATCGCGTTGGATGCGGCGTCAACGGCGGCGCTGATGCCGTTCCTGATGCCTTGGGCGAGACCGTCCATGATGCTGCGGCCGGATGAGAGGAGCCACGAGCCCGCGTTGGAGAACAGGCTTTGTATGCGTCCGGGCAGGCTCTGCAATGTGCCGGTGATACCTTGCAGGAACTGGTTGCCGGCGTTGCGTGCGCCCGCCCCCATCTGTCCGCCCCATGCCTGCACGCTGCTTATCGCGCCGGTCAGCCATTGCCAGATTCGTCCGGGCAGCGACTGGAGCCATTGGCCAAGCCCGGTCAGGAACTGGCTTCCCGCGTCTCCGGCCTGCGCCATCATCTGGCTTCCCCATGCCTGCACGTTCTGGATGGTCTGGGTCAGCCATGTCCAGATTTGTGACGGCAGCTGCTGTATCCAGTTCGATAGGTTCGTCACGAAGTTCTGTCCGGCTTCCATCGCCTTGGAACCCAGTTGTTGGGCGAACGCGATGGGGAGCATGATGGCGTAGCCGAGCCAGTAGCCGATGGTCTGCGGCAGCTGCTGGAACCATTGGCCGATGTTGGTCAGGAACTGGCTCCCCGCGTCCATGGCCTTCTGCGGCAATGATTGGAACCATTGTCCGATTTCGTCGAGCTTGGCCTTCACCGGTTCCACGAACGTGGCCGTGAAGTCGTTGACGGCGGTGGCTCCGGCGTCGCCGGAGAAGAAGCTGAACAGGCTGCCGGCCATGTCGGCCAGCGAGCCCATCGGGTCGAGCAGGAAGCCGATCACCTGGCCGAGGATGGGGAACTTCTCGTTGAGCCAGTCGATGCCGTCGGCGAGTTTGCCGGCCGCCGACGCGATGCCGTCCAACACTCCGGCGACGGTCTCGACCACATTGGCGACCGCCTCGATGTACGCGGCGAATCCTTTCGCGGCGGCGGCGGCCGTGTCGAGCCCGTCACCCGCCCCTTCGGCGGACTTCTTGCCGCCGTCCAACGCCTTGCCGAGCCGTTTCAATGAGCCGAGGACGTCGCCGAGCGCGGAGAATATGCGTTCGAGCGCGTCCATCCACGTGTCCAATGCGCCGCTGTCGGAGAGAGTGTCGGTGAATTTTTTCACCCATTCGGCCACGCGTTTGAGCTGGTCGGCCATCTTCTGCACGAGGTCGGCCGCGACCTTGATAACCGCACCCAGCAGTTCCGCGGGGCCCTTGGCCGAGTCGAAGCGGCCGGCCGCTGATTCGGCCATGTCGCCGGCACCACGGAAGGCGTCAGCGACGTCGCCGATAGCGTCGAACAGGCTGCCCAACGCGCCGGCAAGCTGCTGCACGGCCCCGGTGTCTTTCAGTGCGGCGATGAACTTGCTCCACCATTCGACGGTGTCGGCCACCCAGTCCGCGAAGTCGGAGAACACCGTGCCCACGTATTTGAGCACGTCCTCGATGGCGGAGACTATCGCGCCGTCCGGCACGAGGCCCTTGAACGACCCGGCGATGCGGTCTACCGCCTCGGTGACGCGGCTGCGCGCGGATTCGAACGCCGTGGAGATGGTGTCCTTGAACCGGGTTATCGCGCCGGTCTTGTCGAGCTTGTCGTACAGGCCCGTGATCCACTTGCCCGCTTCGGAGAGCTTCTTCTTCACGTCCGTGACCATGCCGGCGGCCGCGTCGCCCACCTTGCCGAACTGGGAGCTGAACCTGTTGATCGCGCCGGCGATGTTCTCCACGCCGACGGCATCGATGATCTTCTGCACGGCCTTGGCGACACGGTTCTTCACGTTCTCCATGGCCGTGCCGATGCCCTGGGTCGCGTCCTTGGCCTGCTGTGCGAACGAGGCGTATTTGCCGAAACCGTTCTGGTTCAGTTCTATGACCTTCTTGTTGAAATCATCGAAACTGATTGACCCGTTTTTCATGGCCTCATACAGGTCGTTTGAGTTCTTCCCTGCGCCCAGCATGGCCTCGGCCACTTGGTTGAGCTGGCCCGGCATTGCGGCCTGAATCGAACGCCATGCCTGCATGTCGACCTTGCCGGCACTTAGCATCTGCGTGTACTGGGTGAGCGCGTTCTCCTGCTCCATGGTCGAAGCGCCGCCGGCGAGCATGGCGTTATTGAACGCCAAAGCGATGTCGGTGGCCTCGTCGAGGTTCGAGGTCAGTGGGGCGAGCTGCTGGACCATGCCGGTCATGGCCGAGCTGGTGGTGGGCAGACCGTCGAGCGCGTCACTGATCTTCTTGATGCTCGCGGCCGCATCGGTGGCCGAATATCCGAGGTTCTTCATGACCTTCGGGAAGTTGTTCATCTGGTCGGCGCGGTCAACCGCGGAACCAAGGCTGGACGTGACGACGGACGCGACCTTGCTGAACACGTTGGACGTGATGCCGGCCACGGCTCCGACCTTGGAGGCGAATCCGACGGACAGTCCCTTGCCGATGCTCTGTCCGGTCTTACTGCCGGTGGTTTTGGATGCGTCGCCGAACGCTTTTTCAATGGCCTTGCCCACGCCATCCATGGAGGGGACGATGGGCACATATGCGGTGGCGAGATTATAGGCCATTGTTTCGCCTTCCTCTGTTCGGTTATGGTTGTCCGGTCTGCGGCCGGTTCTCCACACGGTTCACGGTCGTGAACCGTTGGCTCATGAATCGGTCGAGCTGTTCGACGCTCATGCCAACGGCCTTGATGGTGCGCGTGCGACGGATGGTGTTGCCATCGGGTTCTGGGTTCTCTGATCCGGCTTCCATGGCCGGGCCGGTTGCTTCCGGCGTGGCGTGGTGTTGGCCGGGGCGTGGCAGCGGCCGGGGTTGCGGGCCGCGTTTCCTCGGGTCGCCGTTTGCCCAGATCCACTGGTTCATCTGTTCGATGCGCAGCACGGCCAGATACTGGTCGAACGTCCACGCGCGCGGCGTGTCCAACGTCTGCCAGACGAGTGAGCCTGCGGGGAGGTTCGCGGCCAGTGCGGCCGTCTCCAACGGGTCCAGGTCGTGCATGCCGAGCCCGTACTCCCTTCTCATGTCCGCCGCCAACTGGTCAGGACAGCGGTCGAGCAGGAGCACGAGCGTCATGAGTTTGGGAAAGCCTTACCCATCTCCTCGAACAGCTCGGTCAGGAAGGTGCCCATAGTTTCGCCGTCGATGCGCCCGTCTGCGCCTCGCAATCCGTTCTTGACCTTGTCGTATGAGTCGCCTAACAATCGGCGTAGGAACGGGATGATCTGCAAGGCGTTGCCCTTCGGATCGGCCTGAAGGTCATAGAGCGATTCCATGAACTCCCAATCGTCCAAAACCTTCGGGTCGATATCGATATCGATTCCACGGACGTTGACACGGCGAACCGTATTCTTGGACTGCTTGTGGTCCTGTGGTCGTCCTGCAATCTGGCTGACATTGGCGCGGCGGTGGTTTCGGTTGCGTGACATTGACGTTCTCCTCGAAGAAAAAAAATCTCTCCTTGACGGTTAAAAAAGAATTCCCCTCGCGGCAAGGAGAGAATGAAGGAATCCGCGAGGGGACGTGTTGGCTAGTCGAGCCGGTAGATGCGCGGGGTCAGGTCGATGTCCACGGTCTTCCCTTCGGCGACGAAAAGGTTGACCCCATAGTCGGCGGCTTCGAGCTTGACGGACGCGCCGCCCAGCTGGGAGGTATTATTGCCGTCGAGGAGCCGACATCCGTAATTCCAGCCATTGCTGTTGTCGCACGTGAGCATGTAGGTGCCAGCGTCCAGTCTCACGGATGCGTTGACCTGCGCCCACGTGGTCGCCGTGCCCTTCACGTGCACGGTGTGCCCGTCCCTGCTGGTGAACGTGACGCCGTTGCTTGTCTTGGGCAACAGAGACGCGAACGAGGGCGCGAGGTTCGCTAGCTCATAGCCCCCCCCCCTAAGGCTCGTGTTGTCGGGTCGCATCCAATCGTGCGCGGTAGTACCGGATTCCAACTGGATTCGGAGGTCGCCGTCCTTCGCGGTGGGCGTGGCCTCGGTGGAGATGACGTTGATGAACAGGCTGACGGTGCCGGCAGGGATTGCCATGACACTGTTAGCGTTGTTTATCTGTTCTCCAAGCTGATCGTCGTTGGCGCCGAGGCATTTGACGTTGCAGGCCAAGCCGGAGATACCACCGGTGATGCTGAATTTCACGGTGCCCTGTACCGGGCACGGAAACTTCCACGACACGCCACGCCATTGCCTAGTGGCGGTGCCGGTGACATGCAATGACCCGTCACTGTTGACGGTGACGGTCAACCCGTTGCCCGACGCGGGACCATAGGACAGCAGGTTACGGGATTTGACCGTGACCGGCACCTTTTTGCTGATGTTCGGATTGGTTGTCGACTTGATGGCGATTGTGGTGGTTCCGGGTTCCACACCGGTGACGCTTACCCCACCACTAAATACTTCATCAGCCATGGTTCACTCCTTTTCGAGAGATCGATGCGATGGACTTGTCAGCGACAGTCGCGGTCACCGTCTGGTCCGCGCCCTCCGGCAGGACCTTGACGTCGAGGCCCGCGGTCTCGCCGACCCTGAGTGTCAACGACTCGGGCGTGACCTGGATGCCGGTGGGTTTGGACGGCAGCGGTGCCGGCAGCACGGCCTCGCCCTTCGCACGCGCATACGAGCCATTGACCGTGCAATCCACAACAGTGACCACCTGACCGGTCTTGCCGTTTACCTGACCGTCCAAGGGGAACACGGTCCAACCGAACGCGAGGTCTACCACCGTGGCGCTTTCAACAACCGGTTTCGCGTCCGCGCTGGTTATCTTGTATCGACGCTGAAGGCCGGATGCTGGAGCCTCCGACACATTGACCTGCTGGCCCCCTTCACGGGCCGAGACAGTCACAGTCAGAGGCGTCAGCCTTTTGGGATACCGATATATTCGATGGAGGTGACACCATCGCCCATGTCGTTCGCGGCCACAGTGAGGTCATAGCCGAGCACGTCGCTCGAATGCATCTGGCGGTCGCCGAATTCGGAACGGGTTGCGGAACCGATGACGGTACGGTCCTTCACGTTGCCGGTTGCAACGATCTCGAACACGAGCGAGACCGGTGTATCGTCGGGCATCTGATGCTTGATGACCATGCTCTTGTCCTTGCCGGTCACCGCGTCGTTGCCGTAGCGCATCTGCGCCGCTGCCTTGCGCAGGAACTCGATGAGCACGAACTTGTAGGATTCGGCGTAGCTGGAGATGACCTTCATCACGGTCGTACCGTTCGCGTCCTTGACTTCGGCGGTGTCGGTGTCAGTCGTGTTGGTGATGCCGGCCTCCGACAGGTAGCCGATGAGCTGGAAAGCGGGGTCGAGTGCGCTTTCCGAATCGGTGGGCAATGCGGTGCCGACGGGTGCCGCGTACGCGTAGCCGCCGACCTTGAACTTGCCGAACGACACGTTTGTGGAATCGTTCTTCGTTGTTGTTTCATTAGCCATGATTAGGCCCTTTCTGGAAATGATGCTCATTCGTCGGTCTTGACGGTGAGCTGGATGAGTATCTGGTAGCGTGGCCGTCCGTCCGGCATGGGGAAGTCGGTCAGGCCGGTGATATCCCAATCGGCCACCTCGGGCAGTTCAACGATGCGTTTCAACCGTGGCAGCACGAGACGCTGTGCCACGTCCGAAGCCTCCCAGCGTGAAGCGGCCCACACCTGCACAGCGATCAATGGTCTCGACACGAACCGGCCTTCCGAACCTCCCGTGCGTTCCACGGTGACGAACGGGATACGGTTCGTGGCGCTGGATTCGGCGGGAACCTCGAAGCTCGCGGGATAATCCTTGAGTTCGGGTGCCGCGTTGAGCCAGTCCATGACCAGCTTCTCCGCGTTCATCAGCCGCCTCCCAACGCCTTGGCGAGCGTGTCGCGCACGGCGTTATCGATGCGCGCGGCGAGATTATCCGTATGCACGAGCACCGTCGCGCCCTTCTCGTTCGCCCGCGGGCCCTCCGCCGTGTACGACGGCTGCCCCGCGTGAGTCGGCGCGGCCATGGAGTTGGCGCGGGCCGCGATCTTCTGTGCCTCCGACAAGGCGGCGCGAGCGCCCTCGTTGCGCCTGTACGCCTGGAATGCCGAATAATGCAGTTTCACCCGTTTCATGCACTATCCCTCCGCGTCGGTGACTTCGACCGTGAGATTCCATGCAGTCGGCTTCATGCCGCCGCCCAATGGCCTCGGGTCTCCGATCACCTCGTAGTCATGTGAATTGATGCGCACACTCGCCCCGCGCAGACTTCGGTATGCGTAGCTGCGGGGGAAGAGGCAGGTGAATGCAACGGTCACGCCGTCAGGTCGAATCGAGTCGGTGGCGTTGCTCATCGCGCCTGGTGAGACGAGCACGTTGTCCACCGACTCGATATCGACCTTCGTGACTGGCGAGCCGCCGGGGTCGGTCTCGCCGGTCGGCGTGTAGCGCACCACTTTCACGGTCTCGCCCCTCATGACGCCTCCCCGTTTGACAGGTCGATGCTGTAGAAGCGTTGGCCGGTGAGCCTGAGCGCCTTCTTCTGCCCTTTGGACAGGTAGAATTCGCCGCGAGGGTTCGCGAATGTCATGGACTGGGTGAAATTGCCCGCCGTGAGGCTGAGATTGCTGGCACCGGTGGTGTCGAAACCAGCGCCCTCGGTCTGCATGTCGGATGAGATCGCGTCCTTGGCGAGCTCGCAGGCGATGCGTTCAAGCGTCGCCTGCGATATGTTCCGCCAATCCGGGCATTGTTCGCGGAGGAACTGCGAGGCATCGGCCAGACGCTGATCCACATAATCGGGGTCGTCCGGCATCTGCTTCCAGCGTTTGGCCAATTCCAAATGCGTGGCAAATGGGTTTTCTTCCGTTTCATCGACCATGACGGCCTCCTTAATGTCAGAATGCGATGATGCCGAAGCCGCGTGCTGCGGCCAGCAGCATGTCCGCCTGCGCCCGTTCCGCGTCGGTGAGAGGATGCCACCGGGCTTCCAGATCCTCGTGAGGGGCGAACACGGTATTGTCAGTCATCGGACACCACCGTGGCGATGGACTTGTCAGCGACAGTCGCGGTCACCGTCTGGTCTGCGCCCTCCGGCAGGACACGTACCGTCACATTGGTTGTCTCGCCGGCTCGAACGGTGACGGTTTCAGGACTGGTCTCGATGGATTGGGGTGCCGGCATCACACTTTTGGGGCTGCGATCACGAAGGCGGGGAAGCGCTTCGTCTTGTCGGGCTGCACGTCGTTGATGGGGTTGGCGATTTGGAAGCCGACGCGGAACACGACTCGCATGGCGACGCAATCCTGCTGGGCGAGGTTCAGAATCACCTTGCCGTTATCGTCCGAGATAACCGACTGGTCAAGCATCTTGTAGGTGATGTCCTGACGGATGCCGACCACGAAGTTCGACCAGTCCGCGCCGAGCAGCACGGCCTTGGTGGAATCCCACGCGCCGTTGTCGACCTCGTTGAGATCGAAGCCGTAGAGGGTGGACGGCGCGCCGGAGGCGAGCGAGGGCACGTAGATCGGGGTGCCGTTGGTGTTACGCAGGCCGATAAGCTCCCAGTTCAGGCCCGGCTTGCCGGCGAAGCCGTTCATGGCGAAGCCCTGTTCGGCGAGCTTCTGTCCCATGGAGGCCACGTCCTTGGCGAGGTCCTTGCCCTGGGTGAACGTGTTGCCCGCCGTGATGGCCTGCGGGATGATGCCGTCCGGGAAGCTGGACGGCTTGTCCACGCCGAAAAGGGTCGCCTGGTCCAGCTTGTAGCCGAGCGCGGAAGCCAGACGCGGCATGACCTCCGGCCAGATTGGGATGCCGGAATCCGCGATAACGGCTTCGGGGATGGGCACGATGGCCGCAAGTTCCTCGGCCGTGATGCTCAGGCCCGACCACTTCATCTTCGTGGTCTGTTTCAGGCCGGTATCACCGCCCACCCAGTAGGCGATCGGCTTGGAGTCAAGCACCGGCTGCGTGCGCGTGCGGGTGCTCATGCGAATCTGACGCATACGGGTCAGGGACACACTCGACTTGGGAGCGTCCTGGATAATCTGGGTGGCGTATTCGGTGGGGATGAGTCCGCCGCCGAGGTCGCCGCTGGTGATGATGGAGTTCACGTTGGAAGTCATCGTCATACCTTCTTTCTATGAGGTGGATTATTTGCGTTTCTGCTTGAGGAACTGATCGCGAAGCCAATCGCCGGATGTGTCGGATGGCGCGGGAGGCTGGTTGGATTCGGAGGAGGCGTGCACCTTCGGCTTGGTCTTCTCGGCGATGTAGTCGGCGAGCGCCTTGCCGTTGGCTTGCATTTCTTCGAGGGTGGAGCCGTGGAGCAGTGCGATGGGCACGCCGGTTTCCTTGGAGACCTGCGTCTTCCATTCGTTCTGCTGTTTTTCCGCCTCGTAGGCAGCGTTCTTGGCTTCAAGCTCTTTGATGTGCTTGGCTGTCTTTTCGGCTTCGGACAGTTGGGCCTCCTTGAGCTGTTGCAGTTCGTCGGCGGCTGTCTTGTTGTCCTTGGCGCGTTTCTCCCATTCGCGGGAATGGGCGACGGCCTCCTTGTATTTGGCCTCGTAGTCGATTTCGGGCGGCTTCGCTCCGTTCTCGGTCGATGCCGCCTGCTGGTTACCGTTGGCCTCTTCGGTCATGGTTCCTCCTGTGGTTCGGGCCCGTTTCGGGCATAAAAAACCACCCGTGCGGGTGGTTGGGGAAAATTCAGTGCGAACGGGACGGTCTGGGTACTCCATACCCGTCCTTGTATCGGTCTGGGTAAAGCCGGCGCATCAGGTAGACAAGCGTGTTCGGGTCGTTGGGATTGTCGGGATTGCCTTTTGTGGTGGCCTTTATCATCCGATAGGTGTCGTCGTCCAGGCCGCCGTTCTCGATGAGGCTGCGGGCGTGCATGTATTCCGAGTACATGCGGTCAGGGTCATAACCCTCGATGTGAGCTTGGTCCCTGTCCCATTCGGGCACGATCTGGCAGTCGCAGTCGTCGTGGAACAGTCTGAACGAGCCTTTGACGTATTTCGCGGTCTTCTCGCTGCGGTACACCCAGCCGCGCGAGCAGAGCATCGTGCAGAACGCGCACGTCTTCGCGCCTCTCGGCACGCGCGCGTACCGGGGTTCGGACGGGTCGTGCTCGCACAGGCGTGCGATGGTTTCACGCCCCGAATACATGACCCAACGCATCATCGCGCCGACCAGAAACGCCTGCATGGTCTGCGGGTCCGTCCACAGGTGGCCGGCCTGCCAGCGTATGGTCTTGTCGATGCCGTCGCCGGGAAACGAGTCGGACAGGTCGTACTCCCACGGGTCGGGCACCGATTCGCCACGGACGCGCATATACCATTCATAGGCGGCCTGCGCCGCGAGGTCGCCGTATTTGACGACCAGTTGCGGCACGTAGTCGAGCAGCATGTCACGCTGCCATTCAGGGCTGAGCTGTTGCAGCGTCTCCCACAGTTTCGCCAGATCGCGGCGTGCCAGTTCCACCGCCCGAGCTTGGCTGGCTTGCAGCTGTTCCAGTTGCCGGTTGTCCGTCATCCTTATTGCCTCCGTTCACGAGGGAGTCAAGCACGCTGCGGGTCTCGGCCTTGCGCTTGTCGACCAACAGGCGTGTGATATCGGAATCCGTGTAGCCGAGCTTCTCCAACACCACGTCGGAGTTGGCGAGCCATGGAATGGCCGTCACCTGCTTCACGATGGCATCGGAGAGCGCGGCCTGCGATGGGCGTTCGGGGTCACGCCAGTTGACCTGCAACCGATTGAGCTCGTCGCTGTCCTCGCTGGTGCCGTTGAGGATGGCGATGTCCCTCGCGGCCTTGCGTAGCTGCACGCCGATGGCGCGGCAGGCGTTCTTCGCCTCGATGACAAGTTCGCTTTCCGCCGCCATGATCGCGTCGGACGAGGAAGGGCCGGAATCCGTCATGACGCCGAACTGGCTGAGCGGCACGCCGGTCGCGCCGCTCATGCGTGCCGCGAGGGCGCGAAGCATGTCGGTGTGCGGCTGCATGGTCATCTGCGTGAACTGGCCGATGACGGGCGCTTGGCCGTCCTCGTTGAGGCTGATGTTGAGCATCTTCGAGATGGTGGCTTCCCAGCCGGTCAGCTTCCTGCCGTTCTTGTCCTCGGGCGGCTCGTCCGCGCCGATGAGGTAACGTTGCGGGCTCGAATAGAATTCGGCGCTTACCTCCATGCGCAGCATGGTGCGCACCGCCGTGTCGGTGATGCTCATGACCTCACGGCTGATGCGCGAGCGGCCGAAGGGGCGGTTCAGGTCCTGATGGTAGGGGATCAGGTACACAGGCACATGATCCATGTACGTGTTACATGGAGCGTCCGCATGATAGCGGCCTGATTGCGTGCGGCGTATACGAATCGTGTAGCCGGGCATGTAGAGCATGAGCTCGGAAGGCACGATGGTGTTCGCCTGCGCGTACTGTGAGCGGTCGATATCGGTTATCGACAACGCCGCCGACAGGCCGCGACGGGCGTAATCCCACAGGCCGGTCTCATAGAGCGCGCTACGGAACGACACGGACACCTTCGAGCGCAGACCATCCTCGGGTTCCGCGCTGCGCACGTTCAGGAACGAGCATGAGTGAGTGAGCGCGCTGCGGATGGCCTGCGGCAATTCCACGTCGAAGTCGTTGTCTGAAAGAATCGAATCCAAACCCAACGGATCGCGGCTGTCGTCGCCGACTCCGACGAAACCATCGAACACGATGCGGTCGGCCAAAGCGTCCACCGATTTCTGCGGCCAGCCCACGACCTCGCTTATCCCCGCCATGCTGTCCGGCACGGCGATGGACAGATTCTTAAGCTCGTTGCGCCCGTCGTAGTATTTGGTGCGCAAAAGGTTACGTTCGAGCTTCTGGGACCATTGACGTATCATCAAATCCCACGGTTCTCGGCACTCGTCGGGCAGATTATCGACCTGCACGTTTTCAAGACTGGGAATCTGCATCAGAATGCCACCGCCTTCGCTCTTCTTCCCGGATGACGTTTGGAAGTCTTGACGTTCCAATACGCGAGAGCCACCGCTTCCACGGGACTCACGTCGATGTTCTCCATGGACGGCTCGTAGCCGAACCCGTCGCCGATTTTCCTGTGCTTCGCATGACCCACCGCCTCGTCAAGCAGAGGCTGGCCGAAATGGGTAAGCCCATGGTCGTTCACGGCCTGTTCGAGCATCGAACAAGCGTCCGCCACGTCGGAAGGGCGCGGAACCACGATCACTCTTTTCGACACGCCCTTGTCGATGAGGCTGTTGACCAGGGTGGGCGCTCCCACGCGCCCGTCGATGATGATGCCGATGGCGTTGCGCCACCGTTCCGCACCGTCCTTCTCGGCGGTCAGCCAGTCGGCCAGCCAGCCGGTGCCGCCGCGCATGCTGCGCGAGGCGATGACCTCCACGTGCGGCAATTCACCCGACTTGCGGGGCGGGCGCACGCACGCCACGAGGGTGACGTTCGCGCCGTCCGCGCTGAACTTGACCGCATACGAGTTGTAGCCATCCATGCAAGGGTTGTCGGTCTTGCACTTGGCCCACTCGTCAACATCGATATCGGACAGCGCGCCGGCCTGATCGTTCCACCAGCCGAGACGTTCGCGGGCGAAACCGTCAGGGGTCATCTTCTCCGATTCGGAAACGACCACGCTCTTCAGCAGTCGGGTGCCGAGCGATGGATTGTATTGGTACCAGCGTTGCTGGTCGTGCACGTCGCCGATCTCGGTCGCCGCCCATTCGAACCAGCACAGGTTCTTCGGCGGCTTGTCACGATGCGCGTTGCGGCGCATGCGCGCGAACACCGTGCCCGGCGAAGTCGGCGGGGTCGGCGTGCCCGTGTAGATGGTCAACGGATTGCCCGAGGGTGCCGACGAGATGGCGGGCTGTATGGCCTCCATCTGCTCGTCGGTCAGCTCCTGCGCCTCGTCGCACACCAGCACGTCCACCGTGAAACCACGGCCCGAACTCTTCGAACGGGCGATGAACTCAATGCTGCCACCGTTCTTCAACACGATGGCCTCCTGGCCGTTCGTGGCCCGAATGTAGGTGACCAGTTCCGACAGTTCGGGGAACTTGCGCGCGTTCTCGAAGTAGTATTTCATGCGCAGGAAATGCTTGCGGCAGGTCTTCACCTCATGCGCCGTATGCAGGATCTTCATGCCGATGATCGCGGAGAGATAAAGCTCCGTGAACTCGAGAATCGCGTTCTTGCCGTTCTGGCGCGGCACCGCGCACCCGCAATCCGACGCCGCCCATTGCAGCTTCGAATCCGTGGCGAGCCACCCCTCGAGCACGATGCGCTGCCACTTATCCGGCTTCATGTCGTAGCCGGCTGCGAGCGCGCACGCCTCGCCTCCCTCGGACTGCGCGTGCTTGGGAACCAGAGCGAAGCTAGGTTCCTGTACGCCTCTTCGCCTTGCCACCCTCGATCACCCTCAGCTTCCGTCGTTCGGCTATCTCATCGAGCGGCGTATGCCGCTCCTGCTTCTGGACTTCCGCCGGCATGATCTGGCTGCGTGCGGCTGGTGTGATGCCGTAATCCTGCAGCAGCTTGTTCAGTATGGGCACGCTGGCGAAATTGCCGGAACCCCAGATGTCCGCGTGGATCAGGGCGGCGTTCATGAGGTTGTCCCAGTCGGCCTCCGTCCACGAGTCCGCTCCGGGGGTGGAAGCCAAATGCTCCCACCATCGCACGGTCGCCTCCGGCCACTCGATGCCGTCAGGCAACTGTGGCTGCGTTATCGTGGTCTTGGCCAACTGGATCACCTCGAATCAATGTCTAGGAGCCGCTGGAGCGACTCGCGCGAGCGGAACCGGCGGCACGAGAGAAATCAAACTCGCCCTGCACGTATCTCGGACGCATGACAACCACCTCCATCGGGAAATCAGGAGCCAGATGAACGGGACGCCACTTTCCCCCGAGCGAGTCGCTTGCCGGTTTTCCAGTCAATACCTCGCTTGGCGAGAATACGACGCGCGGCCCTTACGGCTTCATTATCGGAATTACCATGCGCCGTTTTCAATGCTTTTTCAACGGAAGAGGGAGGACGTACCGCGCCGGATTGAACCCGAGAACGGTATTCCGCACGTGCGGATTCTCTCTGCGTATGGTAATCAGATGACGCGCGTTGAGCGGCTTTTTGGAATGCCTTCGCTCCGCGGCTGGTGCGAATCTGCCGGTTCGAGCGCATCTTGTCGTCCGCAAAACCGCTTATCGGACTCGACAAGCCACGCTCGGCCAAGAATTCAGATTCAGATTGAACCTTTGTGTGTCGTGCCACGAGATTCTCCAATCACAAGAGACAACAAGATCAGGAGCCGGAGGAACGCGAGCCACCGCGAGAAAAAGCGCTGCGGATACGACCGGCAACGTTACGCACCGCATTGCCGGCACGCTGGAACAGGTTACGCATGATCCACCTCCTTTCCAGTAACGATGTGGGCAAGAAAAATCGGGATCTACCGTTTCCAGCCTGCACTGCGGTATCTGTTCCATTCGTCGTTGAACCGCTTGTCGAACGCCCGGTCTCGGCGTGCCTGGGCGTTCTTCCATGACTGAGAAACGCCGGCTTCAAGATCGTTGACTCCCTGTTCCTTGCGTTTCTTCATCAACGCGCGCATCTTGAGGGTATCCTGCCATAGCTTCGATATACGTTCGTCGGATAAGCCCTGTTTGCGGTATTGGGATATTCGCTCTTTCGAGAAGCCGACGCCGGAAAGCGTTGAGCCCTTCGAGCGTGAGCGGGATGAGTTGCCGCCGCTCCCGCTGCTGGACGAGCGGGAAGCCGAAGAAGAGCCGCGTCGCATGAGAACCTCCCAATGAAAAAGCCGCCACATAGGGACGGCTTGAACGAAAAAAATATTGTTTACCGGTTCACGATCCGCTCGATCGCGACGCGGAACGGGACGCACTCACACGCAGGGCGGACACACCGCCACCGGATGAACCGGAAGAGCGACGCCCATACCCCGTATAGCGGATATCGTTGGTGCTCGCATAACGGACTCGCCTCATAACTCACCTCCCAGCTTCCGAGCTACGGCCATACCATCGAGGTATTTATCTCCGAGTTTGCGAAGACCATACTCGGCAAGGAAAGAATCCTTGTCGTCTCGCAACGGGAACGCGATGGCGAACCAGTATTCGGAATCGGTCGGCTCCACGAGCTTCCTGGGACTGCAAGCCGAAACCAGCGCCCTGTGCAGGGCGGCGAACTCGGCGAGACAATCCTTCTCCAGATCATCGGAGTACTTGACATCGGCGAGCGGGTCAGGCGTCTTCTCCGCGAACCCGAGACCACCACCGAAGCCGACGCCGGCACCGAACGCCACGGCGGACGACTTGGCCGGCTTGTACGGGGCGAGTAGCTTCTCGATATCACGGTACGCATAGATCCGGTGGTTTTCGCCGAAGCCAAACCGTTCACGCCACCGCGCCATCTCGGCGGGGGAGGGGAAACACAGGCACAGCCAGAACTCGGTGTCGGTCGCATCCACGAAACGCTTGCGCTCCGCACGGGCGCGCTCCCGGTACTCCTTCGCGTTCTCGTCCAGATTTTCCGGCACCGGCTTCACAGCCTTCTTGCCCTTGGACTTCTTGGAAAAGTCGAATCGGAAATCACCTGACATGATCCACCTCCAACAAGGGAAACCATTCAAGCAGCGTCGCGTAATCGTCCGGTGCCTTGTCCTTGAGCACCTTGGTGAAACGCTTGTCGATGCCATCGAAAGAACGCCCGAACCACGCATAATCACACGGCAGCTCGATATGATGCCCGCTGATGCAGTCCAGCACCTCGCCCTTGAGCCAATCCCCGATAGGAGAGACCTTCTTGAGATTGCGCCGCCAGTACCCGTACTGGACGAACGCGCCACGACGCTGAATCGAATCGGCCGCACGCACGCCATCCGCGCACCACGTGCTCTTATCCAAGCCCACGTCGGCGCGGATGAAATCCCACATCTGCTCATACGACGGCTCAGGCAAACGCGCCGCCTCGATATAGCGCAACCGTTCGGGAGCCTGGAACACCGCATTGTTCAACCACCGGTACAGCGACGGGTGCGGATACCTTTTGATTCTGGTCTGGAACTTCTGCTCGAAATAATCCAGCTCCTCGTCCACGAACCTCAAACCGGGCACATAGTACAAATACGCGGGAACGACCTCGATGCCCATATCCCGCATCGCAAGCCACGCGGCGATAGAATCCTTGCCGCACGAAAACGCCAACAACACGGGCCTGCCATCAGCGGCCAGCTTCTCGCGCACCGCCAGACTCGTACCCTGATTGCGGATAACCGTGGTCACTTCGGCCACCTCCTTCCCGTCATGCGAATAAACCGCGAACGCGAATAAAACTCAACACCGGCACGCCGGAAACTCGGCTCCGACGAACGGACGAACACATGCAAACCATGTCCACTGGTCGAAACCTCCGCATAGATCGCTTCGGACAACAGTTCCACCGCCTGCGCGGGCGGGTCAGCGGGGTCCACATGGTCGAAATCCCAGCACGCAAGCCCATCGCCGAGCATGATGCCATAGCCGTCACCGGCCTTCGAACGCATGACCTCCGGGTATGACGCCCAGGTATCGGGATCAGTCGAACTGGCTGGTGACCCATCGCACATAATCGGGCGCTTGCCATCGGCGCGCACCCAACGGCGCAATGCCTTGAGTTCCTGCGGTATCTGATGTTTGCGGCTCCACGCCTTGCGGCATCTGTCCGAGCAAAACAGTCTCGGACGCCTAGGGTTCGGTGTGGATTGAAAGAAATGGCCGCAATTCCTACATTGGTTGACCATAGCTATAACTATAGCATATATTCCAATGGGTTGCAACCATAATTTCGTGACATATCAAAACTGCGGAGAATCAAACGTAACAGCCTCGAAAACAAGCGAGGCAAAAGTGTCAAACCAGCTCCGAAACGGCTCGCACGGGCGCTCGCAGGCACCCCAACGGCCAAACGTACGATACTCCACGCGGATTGCGGGGGGACGGCGGCGCTAGGACCTTGGGGGAGCCTTGCATGGGCTGTCTCTTATACACATCTGACGCTGCCGACG